TAGATGGAGATAATTTATTTAAAATCGGATTCCACGGAGTCCGAGAATTATTTGTCGAGGGGAATCATATTGGGGGAGTCTTTCACTTCCTCAATACCCTCCGTCGACAGTTGGTCGACAACGAGTACGATAAAGTCATCGTATTTTGGGATGGAAAGCAGAACTCCAGGTATAGACGCGAAATATATCCTAACTACAAATTAAATCGTAAAAATGATATGACCGAGGAAAAACTCGAGTCATACCACACGCAAAAAGATAGAGTAAAACAATATCTTGAAGAGTGTTTTGTGCGACAAATTGAAGTTGAAGAAAACGAATCAGATGATTTAATTGCGTTTTATTGTCAAATGGATACTGAGGAAACCAAAGTTATTTTTTCCTCGGATAAAGATTTGTTGCAATTAATTAACGAGACGACGAGCGTTTATTCACCACTCCAACGATACACCTATCGTATGGGTGATAAGGTAAAATTCGGGGACTATTATATTCCACATCAAAACATTTTAACAGTCAAAATTTTGATGGGAGATAAAAGTGATAACATCCAAGGTATTGAAAGACTGGGAGAAAAAACTTTTGTAAAATTTTTTCCTGAGGTACTTGAAACAACACTTAATGTTGATGATATTTTAACAAGAACAAAGAGATTGATTGAAGAAAATAACAAGCTCAATGTTTTGAAGAATATTGTAAATGGTCGAACAAAAGATGGTGAATTAGGAAATGAATTCTACATAATTAATCAAAGGATTATGGACTTAGGCAGTCCTATGATTACTGAAGAAGGTCAAGAAATTGTTACATTATATTACTCAGAGAGTTTGGACCCTGAAGGTCGAGACAGGAAGAATATTATATCAATGATGATGGAGGATGGATTCTTCAAGTATCTTCCCAAGAGCGACGAAGCATTCGTTGAGTTCTTAAAACCATTTTTAAAATTAACAAGAAAAGAAAAAAGAAAATTTAATCAATCTAATCAAAATCAATTATGAAAGAAGAATCAATTATCAAAATGGAGTTCCTTCTAACTCTGAATGAGAATATCGTAGTTCAAAGATTCTACAATGTAAGGAACTACAATCCAAATGCACGCCGTTCAGTTGACCTTGTCTACTTTATGAGACAAGTTGAGGAGGACCTGGTCCAAGATTTAAAGATGAAAACTGTCATGTACATGATGGACAATCAAGAATCAATTTATTTGGACCCCGAGGTTCTTAATACATCGAATACCGATGGTCCTGAGAACTTCCATATGTATGTCAAATTGGGCGAAGAAAAAATTTTTCACAGAATTTTTGACGGTAAATTATTCCCACCAAAAGTCAGATATACCGTTGATGTATGCCCTAGCCTAAAAAATATTTTAAAAGGCTTGACTGACATTTTTTCAGGTGAGATTTTCTATCACGACTATATGGAATACGACTTGTCTAAGTAATATTTAATGAATACACACAACTATATGACTAAGAATTTTGACTATCTCGGTAATACATTTCAAATCCAACTTTTAAACCAAATTATCGTAGATAAAGAATTTGCGCAGTCTATTGTAGATGTATTAGAATCTTCGTATTTTGACAACAAATATTTTAAAATTGTTGTTCAAATGATTAGAGAATATTACGGAAAATATCAATCAACACCGACTTTTGATACTTTAGAACAAATTTCTAAATCAGAAATTTCTCAAGAACTTGTATTAAAGATTGTCTTAGATACTTTAAAACAAATTAAGGACGCACCATTTGATGGTAGTGTCTTTGTTCAAGAAAAGGCATTGAAGTTTTGCAAACAACAGGAACTTCAAAAAGCTATGGACAAAGCTCAGAAAATTATCACTCAAGGAGACTTTGAATCATATGACCATGTTGAAAGTATGGTTCGTGAAGCACTTCAGGTCGGGGAAAGGGAAACAGGTGTATTAGATGTTTTTAGTGGATTGGATGATGTTTTAAACGAAGATTATAGACATCCTATCCCAATGGGTATTGGGGGTATCGACAGACTTTTAAAAGGTGGTTTAGCAAAAGGTGAAATTGGAGTGATTCTCGCACCGACTGGTGTGGGCAAAACTACCCTGATGACAAAAATTGCAAACTCGGCATATAATCTTGGTTACAATGTTCTTCAAATATTCTTTGAGGATAATGTTAAAATAATTCAGAGAAAACATATCACTATATGGACAGGTATAGAACCAGATAACCTCGCCTTGATGAAAGAAGATGTAATGGAAAAAGTGCTTGAAGTTCAGAACTCAATGCCAAACCGACTTATACTCAAAAAACTTCCCTCTGATACGATGACAATGAATCAAATCAAAAATCAGGTAAGAAAAATGATTGCAGATGGAATTAAGATTGACATGATTACTTTGGATTACATTGATTGTGTCGTACCTGATAATCTCAAAAACGATGAGTGGAAAGCTGAGGGTTCTGTTATGAGACACTTCGAAGCAATGTGCCACGAATTAAACTTAGCAGGTTGGACTGCAACCCAAGGGAACCGTTCATCAATTTCTTCTGAAGTGGTAACTACTGACCAAATGGGGGGTTCAATCAAAAAGGCTCAAGTAGGTCATGTCATCATTTCAGTTGCTAAGACACTTCAACAAAAAGAGATGAAATTGGCTACAATGGCGATTACTAAATCTCGATTGGGTCAAGATGGTGTTGTTTTTGAAAATTGTAAATTTGACAACGAATTGTTAGTTATTGACACGGAATCTTCAGTTACTTTCTTAGGTTTCGAAGAACAACAGGTTGAGAAAAAACAAGAAAGAATCAAAGAATTGTTGGAGAAGAGAAAGGCTCGTCAGGAACAAAATAACAGTCCACTTAATATCTGATTTTTATGATTTACCATAAGTGGAAATTAATTTTTATTGCGATACCGAAAAATGCTTCGACAAGTATCCATCTTTCTTTAGTAAACAAGACTGATTATCCAAATACAGGTCATGTACATGATACTATTTTTGACGAGTATCAAACACATGATGAGGAAGTTTTACTTCATTATGATAGTATGTGTGTAGTAAGAAATCCTTACGATAGGTTTTATTCTGCTTGGAAATTTAACCATCCTCATCCAGGTCCAGTTTCGGTTGATGTTTACAAGAAAAATTTCAATGATTTTGTAAAAAAAATTGGAACACCAGGAAAACCCGCTGTTGATTTAGAGCATCAACATTATTGGCCACAATATAAGTTTGTAACTCTTAATAAAAGAGTTGTTGTTGACAAAGTTTTGAGGTATGAGAATTTAATTGAGGATTGGAAAGATTTTCAAAGTGATTGGAACTTGAGAAGGGCTTTACCATATAAGATGAATTTACATCTTCCTCATGAAAACAGTAGTCAAATTAAAACAAAGTGGCAAGAAATCTACGAACCTGAAAGTTTGGAAATTATTAGAGACCATTACCATGTTGACTTCGAGATATTTAAATATTCTCACTAGTCATTGCCAATATAAAAACAAATAAAAACTCAAAAATATGAATAATCATTTTGACACATCAACAACTGAGATTCGTCAGGTAATTAAAAGAAGTGGGGAGAAAGTTTTTTTTGAACCTGAAAAAATCAAAAAGGCGGTTTTAAAGGCTATGGAATCGGTCGAAAAAGTCGACGAGGAAATGGCGGATAAAATTGCCAGAATAACAACAAAAGGAATTTTTCGTGGAAATAAATTTCATGTTCCTCATGTTGACGAGATTCATGACATGGTTGAAAACAAACTTATGGATAATGGTTTGAATGATGTTGCTAAAGAGTATATTATTTATCGCTCAAAGCATCAACCAAACATCTTTACTAAGAGAGTGAATCTCAAACCATATGAGTATCCTAACCTTGTTGAATATGTTGATGCAATTCGTCATTCTTATTGGGTTCATACGGAGTTCAATTTTACTTCTGATATTCAGGATTTTAAGGTCCACTTAAACGACAAAGAAAAAACTTCAGTACAAAGGGCTATGTTAGCGATTTCGCAAATCGAAATTGCGGTCAAAACTTTTTGGGGGGACATCTCTAAAAGATTACCAAAACCAGAAATCGGAAATGTTGGTGCAACCTTTGCAGAATCTGAAGTTAGACACGCAGATGCTTACTCGAATTTGATTCAAGTTTTAGGATTGAATAGTGAGTTTGAAAACTTGCTCGAAGTACCTGCAATCCGTAAAAGAATTAAGTATTTGGAGAAGTCTATTGCGAACTCTAAATCAGTTGATAATCGTGATTACTTTGAGTCTGTGGTTCTATTCTCAATGTTCGTTGAGAATGTTTCATTGTTCTCACAGTTCTTGGTTATTATGTCTTTTAATAAACATAAAAATGTGTTAAAGGGTATGAGTAATGCTGTGGAAGCAACTTCTAAAGAAGAGAATATTCATGCTGAGTTTGGATTTGATTTGGTAAACCTGATTAAGAAAGAAAATCCATCTTGGTGGACACAAGATTTAATTTCTGATTTGATTGATGCAACTAAAGAGGCTTATGAGGCTGAGGAAGAAATTGTCAATTGGATTTTCGAAAAAGGTGACTTAGATTTCTTAACCAAAGAACAAACAATTGAGTTTATTAAACACAGATTTAATGTATCATTAAATGCTATTGGTATCGATAATGTTTTTTCAGTTGATGAAAAAATCTTGGAAACTACCGAATGGTTTGACGATGAAATTTTAACAACAAAACATACAGATTTCTTCAACAAAAGAAGTATTAACTATAGTAAAAAATCAAAATCAATAA